GAATGAGGAACGGTTAAACTTATTTATCAGAATATTATATTTTTACGAAAATATAGGAACAAACCTGAACGAAGAATATATTCCTTTTGATGAGGAAAGTGCGGCTAAGGCATTATTTTCTTTTGGCGGAAGTTTACCAAAACAATTTATTTATTTTTACCGACCGTTAACCGGCGATTGTTTTCACGGGATTGAATTTGCTCAAGCCAACAATTCCGCTATCAGAGACGTTGCCACAAAACCTATCGTACACACATTTTACCCATCTCACATTGAGCCGGTGAAAGACGATACAAGCAAAACAGCGAAAGCAAAAACAACAAGGATTTATGTGTATGACACATCATCTACATCCGTCTCAAGCACAGAAAGCCATGATATGTCATACATGCCTTTGTTTAATGCTTATAAGTACGGCGCAATTAGTTTTTTTAGACCAAGCGAGGACTATGCCACACCGTATATTAATTATCACAAGCACGCCATGGGCGTAAAAAACGTAGATATTAAATCCGATTTAGTGACAAAAAGAGAGGTGGCGGAAAATAAATTAAAGTCTTTCCATTCCCAAGAACTTAATTTGCGAATTGCCGGTGCGGTGTCGTTAAGTGGACGTTTGCAATGGGAGGCTAAAGGGTATAAATATCAAGATGAGACAAGATATTCTCGCGTTGAATATATTGTCACTTCTGAAATGCTTAATTTTGATAAAGATTATTATCGTAAAATTAATAAGCAGATTAATAAACCCGACAAGTTTTTAAGAATAAAAAATATTGCGTTAGATCTAAATAAATGCGCAATACCGGTCCAAATTCACACGCCAATCCCAAGGGCTAGAAATATACAAGAAAGCTTTAATTCGGGCTTTTTGGATCGCTACCAATACTCGCCGCCAATTATGTTTAGAATAAAAGATAATCATACGCTAGACGTGTCATTTTCCAATGTTGACGTGGATAGCGTGTTTTTGCCTTATGTATTTACTACCAGCGCAAGCCATTTATTTTTAATTGATGTGAGCGTGGTGGATAAAGCTATCGATAGTTTTAAATATAAAAACGGAATGAATATACCGGACCATCTGAAAAAGAATTTTGTTTAAATTTAACGGGAGACAAAATGCAAGTATTTTTATTTGATCAAAAGCAATTATCGGTCATTAACCGAAAAGAAGAAATTACACAAGAAACGTGCTTAGTCACGGAGCAAGAGGCGGATAAAATCCGTGAGACATTAGCGAGTGACGGGCATTTTTGGCGAGTAGATCAACTCACGGTCGGTTGCAGCGGAGCTAAGCCCGATGATACTCATAAATGGGATGATAAAAAGCATAAATGGGTTATCGATCCGGAATTAACCAAACAAGCACTTGATAAAAAAAGAGCGGAATTGTGGGAGATCATCAAAGAAAAACGCTTACAAGCAACACGTACCGGTGCCGAAGTCACATTGCCGAATGGTGATGTTCGCCATTTTCATACAGACCAGGTGGCGCGCCAAGAATATGACGGCATGGGGCTTAAAATTGTGTTAGGGACATTTAAGCCGAGACAGTGGAAAACGATTGAAAATGATTGGGTGCTATTTGATTTAGATACATTTAAAGCATTGGCATCAGTGATCGAGGCAAAAGTCGATCACGACTACAAAAACGCCGAGATTTTAAAAGCGCAAATTGATAAATCCGAAACCCCTGAAAACATCGATCTAAATCAAGGCTGGAGCAAATCTTATGTCTAAAGTAGTAATTGCTTTTTACAAGCATAAACGGGAGCGGAATAGTGTTAAAAATACATTATTCCGCTTTTTTGATGATGTCATCAAATTTTTTACACGTGGGCCATACAGTCATTGCGAAATAGCAATACCCAATCCCGATCCATCACTTGTGTTTACTTGTTATAGTGCAAGCAATAGAGACGGTGGAGTGCGTAAAAAAGTAATGCAACTACCTCCGGAGCGATGGGATTTAATTGAGGTTAATATTGAGCCCGACAAAGTGCGAGATTTTTTTGCCAAAACGCAAGGGTTAAAGTATGACCTGATAGGTGCTCTCGGTGTTGTGCTGCGCATTAGAGATAGTAAGACAAAATACTTTTGCTCGGAGTGGTGCGCCGAATGCCTTGGGCTAAATAAACCTCGCAAATTTAGCCCAAACTCTCTTTATAAGTATTTAAACAGCAAATAATCAACCAAGCCCCTTTATGGGGCTTTTTTTATTGAGGAAACCATGGATATTATCGATTTAGAGATAGTGCGCGGAGATGATGACGGCTGGGCGTTTGATGTCTCCGATGACGACGGCGCAGTAGATCTTGGTGATTATCGTATTGATTTACATATTAAGCCGGCTAAAGGCGATGCCATTAAACTGTCAAGCACAACAGGTGATATTAAAATAAAAGGCAATATTATTTATGTCTCTGTATCGCACGACAAAACGCAAAACATTAAGTGGCAATCTGCGCAATGGGATCTACAACTTACAGATAACGATAAAAAAGTGCGCACAATTTGCGGCGGTGAATTTACTTTAATCCCGGATGTAACCGTGGTGGTGGATTAATGATGAGTGTTATCAAAGTAAAATTACGCGCCAAACCATTACATCACGTTAAACTAATCCCTCCCGGCAATGCAGAGCAAAAAATAATTACGGTGGATAAATCCAAGCCGTTTATGCCGGCAATTATCCAAGCGTTAAAAAGCAAAGGCGTTGATAGCGCAGGCGATATTGCAAAAGTCGCAGATGATATTGCGCAGATTAAGACGATAAAAGATATTGATCCAAACGATTTTTTTAACGTTAAAGAACAAGAAAAAGCGTTAACGTTTACGCTTACGCACGATATTTATACCGGTGCAAGCGGTAAGGATATCCCATACGTTGGATGGAGTATCACTAATTACATTGACATCGAGGGCTTTGATCACATTAATATGCTAAACGGCTCCGTGCCGTACTCGTGCTATTATGACGAAAACAAGGCACCGCTAGGCGTTATGTCGTCTCAAAAGTATGACAAAGTACCTGCTGGCGCTAAGTTTTTGCGCATCTCCAATGCAACGGCAGCGATGAATGCCCTAGAGGTTAAAGGCGGAAATTTTGTGATTGTTAGCAAAAACGGCGGGTAATTCCGCCATCTTTTTTAAATATTGTAGCAATTAAGCCATTTTCTTTATGATTTCACCTATTTTTAGGTGTCTCTCTTTTAACAACTCAACAACATCAAACCAAATACCGGTAGGGATCTTGCGCTCTCCTGATAACCAAGCTCTCAACCGTCTAGGGCTTGATAGCTCAAGATCTCTTGATAAGGCCGTCTGCCATTGATCGCCATATAGGGCATTGCCTACTATGGTTAACTCGTTAGCACCATAGTTTGCCACGTCATCAGTTATCTTAGCGTAGTGATAGTAGCCTAACCAAAAAGCACCTTGAGCATCAAACTCCATCTTGTCTTTAGGATCGGTTAAATCACTAGGGATTTTATCCATTAAGCGCATAACCTCGTCTTGGTCTTTGGCATTGATAATATCTCCACGTTGATTCATCAAGCCAATTCCTTTGGCCGGGAATCTAATAATCGTATTTTGTACATTAACTGGTACATCAACTCCATAAACACAGCGGACTAGTTGACCTACAGTGTACATGATTTCTTTATAATTCATAGGATTCTCCAACCCCGCCTATTGGCGGGGCATTATTAATTATGAAATGATTAATTGTTCTAGATCGTCAAGGCTTAATCTATCTAATAAAGCTTTACGTTTTCTTTCAATTTGATTAGCGCGTTTTACAATTAAATTTGCTATACGTTGCATTTTGTCAGCAACTTCTGGTTTTTGGTCGCAGGCTTGTTGGTATGCGATTGCAATTGCAAAAAATCCGTTTTTATCATCAACCACAATGTTTAATTGTTGGTTTAAGTTATCATACGCATCTTGCAATTTAGTTGTAATCCAATCTGCTGATGAGGTTAGGTGGTTTAGTTGTTGATTTAAGTTTTGCATAATCGCCTCCTTTAGGCTTATTAGTTAGCGGCTCTGTAGCCATCTCTTGTTTAGATGAGCCTATTATAAGGCTCAA